AGACCCTGACGATAACTGGAAAATTTACGGGCAAGAGTTCATCGAGGACGTGCGCGCCATGCTCGCCGCCCCTGCGCCTGTTGAGCGGGCAACTGACAAGGAATCGTTGTCGGTTGACCAGCTATGGGCCGTTCACGCTCAAGGCCCGGACGAGCTGTACCCGGCATTCAATCGCGACGACGCCGAAAAGCACGCAGCGGCGCTGAACGCGCTGTCGGCCAACTGCGACATCAAAGTATCGGCTGTAGTTGTCGAGTCGCCGTGGCCGCCTGTTGATCACTGGAAGTATCTCGCAGAGCAGGAGCGCGAGCACGCAGAACAGTTTGTGGACGTAGATGCAATCTTTCCAAAGGCTGCGCCTGTTGAGCGGGTGGAGCAGGACGCCAAGGTGTTCTGGGTTCTGTTTGATAACACGGGCGACGTGAAATACATAAAGAAAGACGTCTACTCAGGAACGCTGGCGTTTTTCGACAATGAAGCAGACGCATCGCTGGCGAAACAAATCACCCCCGACACAGACTACATGCGCGTCGAGTACTACGCCACCCCACAACCCGCACCCACTGCCGCGCAGGATGTGGCGGGGCTGGTTGAGGCGTTGGAGCTTGCCCTTGAATACTGGAGAGACCGGCAGCAACGGTACAAGAACCGCAAGCCTCGCTGGGTGGCTGATGCGGAATCCGCCCTCGCCGCCCACCAGCAGCGGGAGGGGGAGTGATGATAGCGCAGGGTTCGCTTGAGCGGTTCCGCGTCTGCATCACGCACGAACCAACAGGGCTGAAAGTAACTCGGACAGGGCGTCACTTCAGGACAGAGCGAGCGGCATACGCTGATGCTATGCGCTATATGCGATCAAGGCTGGCAATGCTTGGCTACGCGCCGTCGATGATCAGGATTGAGGATATTAAGGAGCAACCCCATGACAGCGAGTAAGCCGGAGGTGATTGCGTATCTGTGGTGGGTCCGCGGTCTCTGCGCATTCGTTTATCCTGCATACGCAGAGCAGCTGATGGATGATGGCGAGCACGCAGAGCCAATCATCCGCCTCACCGACCACGAAACCGCCCGCGCAGCAGACAAGGCGCGGATAGCGGAGTTGGAGGGGGTGCTTGCTGACGCCACGCAGGAGGTCGAGGAATGGGGCGCGTATGCCTCGGAATACTTTCAGGAAAAGCATGACCTTGCCGGCACTGTCGCTCGGTTTCGCGCAGCCCTATCCCAGCAGGGCAAGGAGGGTGAGACGTGAGCGATCGTACACCGCAGCAGCGCATCGACGAAGCGCTGGACCGGGTTCTCAGGGCGTCAGGCAGCAGGCTGGCAAACTACACGATGCCATCAACGCTCAAGGCCATGCGCGATGAAATGCGGGCAATTATGGGCGAGTCATATATCGCCGGTTCTGATGCGTGTCATAGGGCAATGAAGGGTGTCAAGCGATGACCACCATCCCCTTCGACATAGCCCGGTGCGCCGGGCGCTTTGATCTTCTGCCGGACGGCCAGTGGTGCCCGGATCGCGACACATGCAAGCGCTATCTTGCGTTCACGCAATGGGACAAGGCGGCGGGACTGCCTGACTACCGAGGTATCCCGGTAGTGATGGCCGTGGAAGACTGCGGCCATAAGATCGAAGCCGATACCCCACCCAAACTATAACCAGGAGAAATACCATGACCAGACTAAACACCGAGATCCTCAGCCGCGAATCAGACCGCCAGCGCATCGATCGCATGACAGCAGAATACATCAAACGCGGCGGACGTATCACAACCGAATGCCAGGCCATCATCCGCAACACGCCAGCGCGACCTGGCGCTGATGCGCTCGCTGCAACGATCAACAGGCTGCGCAAGAGTCAGATGACATGGGCGGCCATCGCTAAAGAGCTAGGCCGCGATGAGGTTAGCGTGAGGCGTCTGCATGATGCGGCCGTTAAGAGGGGAGCGGTTTAGGGCGGAGGCTAAGCGGATATTTAAAGAGGGGAGGCCCGCTTGAGGCGGGCATGCTGCTCTGGCTCTACAGGGATGTGGGCGTTCCAAGCCGGGGATGTGTAGTACCGGCAACCTCCCCAGCCAAGTACCAAGCGCAGTCAGAATACCGATGCCGAATAGCCACCGCCTCGGGGACGATGACTCCGGTTGACGTGATCTGCTGCGCCGGCACGTCGCCGCGCGCTGCAAACAGCCAGTGCAGCAGGGCAAAATCGGTCGATGTCGGGAATGGCTGGCGAAGCATAGGCCCGTCAAGCGAGCCGTCGCCCATGGCATCAAGCATGGTCAGGCCAAGCGCTTTGTACCAGTTGCCCGCCTCGGTATCGCCAAGCACCTGATGCGCCAGCAATGCGGCCTCGATTGCAATGGTCTGCCCTTCAGAGGTGCCGGCAAGCTCATGGAAGTAACCGCCGCGACCCTCGACGTTGTGATACGCATTGGTCACAAGGCCGCTCTTGATCAGCGGGCCAAGCACGCCGGCGGGCCGGATAACGCAGCGGCCTTCATCGTCAAGGATTTCGGCCCCCACGGCACCGGTCAGCATCACATAAAACACCCTCTCAAGCTGAACGCCCCGCTCGATCAGGTCGATGCTGATCTGCTTCTGCGTCTCACCCGGCTCAAAGGTCACGCTGCCGGATGATGGCTTGAAGTCCAGCCCGCCAATGGCGGTGCCGTTCTTTGTTGCCCAGGCCACAGAAACAGGCTGCTCTGCTGGCCGGGTGAGCCTGATTGTGTATTCTGCGGCTTTGAGTGTCATTACATGCCTCCACGGCAATATCCGCTACGGGTTATGGATGCGCCAAAAAGAGAGGCTTGGCTTAGCCATCCAGTTGGCTCTGACATTGCAATCTCCTACCCGCTCAGTAGGTGTCATTTAGCATTATATTACGTCGTATCGAATCCCTACTCTGTATGTACCAGATGACGCAGACACAGTAAGTAGCATGTCACCAGCACCATCGACTGACGCAGACACAGTAACGGCTGCTGGGATGTTTGTTTCAGGAGTTCCAATCGCGACAACAGCACTCCCGGTAAATTGAAACTTCCCAATCCAGTAATACGGCAACCCGCCTGATGAAAAGATGTTCATTGTCGCAGTCACAACTTTTATCACGCCGGACTTTACTATTTTGTCAGAGTAGGGATTTGAGATTGTTACCGCTGGCTCATAATCCGAGTAAGAGAACCCTGTTATTAACACGGTATTATCTTCCTCAAAATTATTGCTAATTAACGGAGAAGACATGCGGGTACGAGTGCGTGACGGGAACACAACGCCTCCAACCGTCACAGATTTTGCAGTGTAGTGCAGGAGTTTAGCCCCGCTGGTGATACAGCCGAGCTGCGATGACGTATTGCTGTTTCCGTGCCACCATTGGTATAGGTTTGTCCCTGTAGTTCGACGCTTAACTCCGACGCCTTGGTTGAAGCAGGCATACAAAGCCGGGAATGTTATTTGCTTCGCTATGTCAGTCTGTGACCCGCCAGTATTTGAGGGAATCACCATCGCGTCGTCAAATGCATAGACATCTTCAGCCGGAGTAAGCCCGCCACCACCTGTCCCGTCTTTTCTGGTTCCGTCATTGCGAGCTGGCCTAGTGTCGTGGGAGAGAATGAATGCGCTATTGTTATACGTCGATTTACCGACCATATAAAAATAGTCACTAAAGGCTGAAGTTCTAAAAAGAAAATCTGTTGATCCGTTAAATGTTTTTGGTGCAGACAGCATGGAGTGTCCATCCGCACGTACCTCAATCGGGATGCTATATACGTGGCTTTGTGACGGATCACTACCGTCGGACCATCTAATAACCGCTGAATTTGTCGAGGTATTCCATAGCTGGAAAAACGACGAGTCTGCAATCAGCGCATATTGCGCGAACATACCTATCAGGAAATAGTACCTACTGGTAGCTCCGCCCTCATAAGTTAGCGTCATTGCTGACGTGTTGATTCCGGAAACCACAACATCACTTGTAATCGGCTCTCTAACCCAATACACAAGCCCGCCAATTCTCACCGCATTTGAGCCTGCTGGTATTGTATCTCCAATGCTGAGGTTGACGCCAAGCGGGGCCGGATACACATTCGCGCCCTTGGTCCTGCCATCTAACCCGCCAATCGCAGACGCTAAGTCTGAGCCAAAATACCCCACAATCGCCGCCCCCTTAGCAGGGTCGGTGGTGTTGGCTAGGTCGGCGGCGAAGTCGCTAACAGCGCTAGCTGCTTCTGCGGCGCTAGCAGCAGCAGCGTCAGCGGACGCCTCGGCGGCAGCAGCAGCTTCATCAAGATCCGCACACTGAACACGGATCGTATAAGACAGCGCACCAGACTTGACTTGCAAATCATACCTCCCGTTTGGTGCTGCGAACTGGATCAGCCCGCGCGAGTCTGCAAAGAACGGATTTGAGCGAGGCCCGCCGTTTGCGTTTTCAAGCGTGGTTACGCGCTCTGTGGTATCAGGGAAGAATACCGAGCACTCAGCACCAGGAAGAACGTTACCGGCGTCGTCTTGCGCGAAGTAGTTTTTCAGTTCCATGTTTATGCCTCAATCTTTGCGGCGGCGATGAAAAGGGCATCCAAATCTAGCCCAAGGCTTTCACCAAGCGACAGGATAAGGGCGCTATCGCGGCGGAACTCTTGAGCATCTGCCCATGCATCCTGCGTAAATTCGTCAGCTTGTGCGATTGCCGCTTCTACCGTGTCGAATACGCCAGCGTCTTTTAGGGCGCGTCTGGCTTGGAAGCGGGAAACTTTTGCCGGGACCACCTGAACAACGGGCGGATTCAGGTGCGCACTGACCTCTGCTTCGGTCATTTCAACCAATTCATCAGCGCCGAACTTTTCGCGGTCAGCGTCAGTTTCGTAAGCGAAAACTTCGCCAGCTTTGTCTTTGTAGTATTTCATCAGCGTAGCTCCGCCCAAGTATTGATAGTGACAGCCCCCGCCACGGTTGAATTTATTACAACGGAATAGGTCGCGCCAGCAGGAATCGGCGCAGATACAGAGGCCCAGTTTTCGCCTAGCGTGTCAGTGTTAGCGAAGAACCTAGAGAGAATAATGCCACCAACAACAAGGTATACATCTTGAACATCGCCCACAGGAATAGCTTTTGTGGTGACGGATACAAATATTGGCCTGCCGGTAGTATTTGTATAAGTGACTCCTGCCGTGCGACTAGCAGTTACATCTTGCCAAGTCTGACCGCGCCCAAGCGTCAGCGCGTTCAGCGCGGCCAGCAGGCCAGCAGGCGTAACAGCCCGAACGGTATCGGACCCAGCCTGCGCCTCCGCGCTGGTCGCAAGCTCGATGATGCCCTTGACCGTCTCGCTCGCATCCGGCACAACCAAGCCGTCAGCAATTACCTGTTGCAACGCATCGAAGTATTGCGACGCGCCAACCTTGTCAACAAGCTCATTCGGCACGATACCGGCAGCAGCGATCAGGCTTTGAAAGAACCCTTCCTTGTCGTTGGCCCAGTCTTTTTCGAGGTATGACCCATCAAGCGCGCCGGGCGCGGTTCGGTTCTTGAATGAGCCTTGCGGGTATCCAGCAGAAGGCGCATTGAATCGCCCCGGATATTTGTTCGGCAGATTAAGTGCCATCGTTTTACGCTCCTATGAATCCAATAAACTCGGCGCTTTCGCGTCCGAACTCGGCGCTTTCGTCGCCAAACTCTGATATGCCAAGCCCCTCAAGAAAGCCGCTGAACTCGACGCCTTGCGGTTTAGGCACTAGTGTAGCATTTAGCAATGCGAATCGTTCAAGGTTAGATATCTCGCCGTAGAACTCAATGCTGAACGTCATGTTCTCACCGTCGGCCACGCGAAGCACTTGCGCATTCGGCAGCAGAAAGTTCATGCCGTACAGGATGTTTTCGATTGTCGCATCGCCAGTGTTCTTGATGATCTTTGCCCTGATGACGATTCGGTACAGATCGTCGGCAAGCTCCTGATCTTGACTGATCGTCAGCGGGCTAAACATAGCCTCTGTGTCACCAAACTCGTCGCCGTCAGTAAGCGCAAAAAGGCCGGGAGACATAGGAACATCAGCGAGAAACGAGCGTGGAACAACAACGATGCGCCCGATAACGTCCAGCACCTCGCCTTCTGCCGTGTCAATGTCGTATGAATTGCGCACGGCCTGCGCCGCTGCGTCCAGATCGCCGCCCAGCCGCCGCGCAATGTCGAACCACGCTACAGCCTTTGGCTTGTTGCGGTATTGCGCATAAATGCGGTCAGGAACGTTGGCTAAGCTCATACTACGGTCACCGTGATGTTTGCCGTTGTCCATCGCGACAGTTCGTTAAACGCAATGGCCAGATTAGACGTGCCGCCGTTCAGGGTTAGGCTTGAAACGTAGCTGTTTCCGTACTGCCCCAGCACCTTGTTGATTGGCGTGTATACCGTGCTGTACGGGACGCTCTCGCCAATATCGAAGCCGGTAATTTTGAAACCCACGTCTGCAGGGATAAGCTGGCCGTTGCCGAACTCGACAATGGCGTCTATAAGCTCCTGATCAACGCCAGCAGGTAGGGTGCCGTCATCGGTCACCTCCAGCACGATAACCGCGTCCACGTAATTGGGGCGGCTGAATGTGATGTCTTTCTTTTGCGTCGGGTATGTTGGCGACGTGACCTCAACCACTACCGGGGTTGCCGCAGGGTGCAGCAGAACGCCGGGATTCTTTTTCAGGTAGATAGCGAGCGCAATGTCATCAGCATCACCGCCGTCAACGACAGCCGCAATCGAGTGTTCTGGCTGTCCTTTACTATCGGTAACATTCGTGTCGTTTTCGTAAACCTTGACTCGGCGCACCCCTTCGACAGAGAACAGCTCGCCAAGCAGGGAATCAACTTGATTATTACCCGGACGACCTACTGCGGTAGCGCGCTTGACGCGCAATTGCGTATTGCTCTCGCGTTCAGTGCCAGGCGTTGCTGGATCAGGATTGGTGACGCCTGAAAGCCCGCCTACAACGTCAACGATTCGCGTAATGGTGGCCGCGTCTGCCTGAGTTGGCCCGGTGACCGTGCATGTCGCCTGAATGCTAGCCGTACCGGTAACATCAAGCGTTACAACTTGGTCAGTCGTCCAGCGGCTTCCAGTTGTCGCAGACTCAAAGCGGTTGCCTTCTGGAATGACAGTGCCCGGCGTTCCGGTAAAGTCGAGCTGCACGGTCGAGCCAGTGCCTTGACTGCGCGTCGTGCCTGTCAGCGCGCATATAATGTCGAGGTCAATCCCCTTTGCCTTGTTCGGGTCTTTTGAGTTGTACGCCTGCTGTAGCGTCTCATCGAGCGCATAGAATATCTCTGCGTCGTGCGCAATTTTCAACCCATCCGGCGTTGACGGGTCAAGATTCCAAAGCGGATCAATATCAACGTAAAACTGGCGCTCAAGCGCGAACCATTCGTTCTGCGTGCGAAGCTGATAGCCGTTTAGTGTCAGGCTGGCCATGTCTCAGTATCTCCAACTGGCGATCATACGACCACCGACAATTCGTTAATGACTACCTGCGTCGCTTGCGGGTCTGGCGGAACAATAGGCGTAGGGTCAGACGGGCCGAACGGGTTGGTCAGCAGAACGCTAGCCTCTCCGAAAGTCGTCAGCACGCCAGCCCGCACCGTATAGGCTCGCGTATTGATGTCGTACTGCGCCGCAAAACTGGTCAGCCGCACCACGTCCGGCGTGTTGGCGATCCGCGCCCGCAACGCCGACTCAGCAGCATTCAGGCTGGCGAACTTGCCGAGGATCTGCTCATACCAAGGCGTGCCGTCTGTGATGTTGCGGAAATACTCGCCGAGGAACAGATTGAGCCGCGTCTTGATCGTCTGCTCGACCTCGTACACTTCGTTGACGAACTGCTGCCCGCGCGTGACGATATCGCCGGTTTCTTTGTCTAGCCTGCGGACGGTCATACCGGCGCTCCGGTGTTGCTGCCGCCAGATTGCACGCCGCCATGAACGTGCGTGCTCAAGCTGACACCAGCGGCGCTCACGACGTCGCCAGCTGGCGTAATGGTCGCGCCGTTGATGGTCACGGTTCCGTCAGCGGCTATACGGATATGTCCGGCTGCGTTCTCTACCGCTATACTGCCGTCATTCTTGAGCCACGCGAACTGATCGCCGCTTTCGTTGCGCAGCCGGATTCCGTTGTTCTGGAAATCAGGCAGCACGTTTGGCAGGCTGCGGTATCCCGGCATAAAGAGCGCGTCTTGCAGGTTGTGGAATCGACCAATCGGGTTAGCTGCCACGCCGCCGGATTGCAGCCAGCCGTCAACGCAGCGTTGCGAGAAATGAATCAGTCCTTCGCATCCTGGGTCGATCTGGTATTCAAGTGCGAAGTCTCCGCCCGGAAAGCACACGGGCACTTCGATGATTGGTGGCACGGTGAACGAGGCGTTATTGATGTCTACGCGCTGGATGCCAACTTGAACTTGCGCAAGCTGCCTAACAGGGTCAAACGCCAGCACATGACCGGGCACGCAGGTGCAGACGTCTTTCAGGAGTTCCCGAAAAACCGTTCTGATCATCCTGGTTTGCTTGGCCCGGTTGTCGTTCATGCGCCCACCTCATGCGAGTGATTCTCATAATACCACTGTTAATGCTTCTCATCCATTATCGCAGGAATAGCAGCCCGCGCTGGTATGACGCATTGACTGACGCGACAGCTTCGCCGCGTGTGATGTTTCCGTCGCGGTTGACGTCTAAGCCAGAGTTTGCCGCGTACTCAGCCTGATACGGTCCGGTATCACGATGCCACATGATATAGCTGTCAGGTCGGCCAATCGCAGCAGGCCACAAGACGGCAAGATAGGCGTCCCCCATGTTGCGGATGCGCCCTTGATATTGCTGATAATACTTCTCAACAAAGTCAAGCTGCTCGACTGCGGTCATGCGCGCAAGGCGAGCGGTAGTTGTTTCAAGCTTGCGCGCCGTGCTTTCGATGAACTGAATCAGGCCGGTTGCGCTGCTGCCTGGGTTGCGAACGGATGGGCTGAATGTGTACCTGGTCTCGAATCCCATAACAGCCATCAACCAATTCGGGTCTATGCTCAGCGATGCGCCAATCTCTCGCACGCGAACGCGGAACTCTTGGCTAACGCGAGCGCCCCAGACAAGCGCGCCATTGTCCGGCGTTGTCGGAATAGCCGTCACCGAACCAACCCGAATGCCGTCATACTCAGTCCGCCACTGCTCGCTGTGGCTGTCGCCGCTGTGCTTGATGGCGAAAACGTTGTATTCGCCATTGGCAGTAGCGTCGCCAGACAGTTCGGCAATAAACAGGTTCCCTGTGTTGAACGTGGCGAACTCGCTTTCAACGTCAATGACGCTATTCACGCGGGCAAACGGGTTAAGCTGCGTTGCGACAAACACGCCAATACCATCTGGGCCGCGCGTGACTTCAGGGATTCCGATCATTCCGCTGAACTGGTCTACCCTGATCGGCGCTGCAACTCGCGGCGCTTCTGGCTTGCTGATAACCAAGCGGCCATTTTCAAACACCCAATCGAACTTGTAAGCGTATGCCAAGCTGTCGATTGCTGCCGGGATATCGCCGTCGATAACGTACCCAGTGGTAAACACGGGAGCATCAGAAAACTGGCCGTTGTCGATATCAATCGGCGCTGGCCACGCAGCGGCAAGCGCGCGCAATACTTCTTCGATGCGAGCGCCAGGGCCAAGCGACACCTGAGCGGACGCGCGATCAGATACAGGCTGCCCAGATCGACACACAAACCGCGTAATAATGTCAGGGCTTCCCGGCTCCCGCTCGCGCAGCACGTTTGTGATGAACCCGGTAAAGATCGCATCCACGCTGTCAGTGAACCCGGCGCGCAGCACGATGCTAGACCGCTGCGCAACGGTCGATCCTTTGGCAAGGTTATAAATGCGAATGTCGGCAAATGCCAGCGCCTCTTCAGGCGATATCGTCACGTCAAACGCGCAACGAAGCTGGCGACGACCTGTCTGCTCAGCGATAAACGGCTGTCCGTCAATGTCGATAGACCAAACGCGCTCTCTCATGGCGTATCGTCCACCCATACCAAAGCGTTAGCGATGCCGAGATTATCTAGCGTCACCTCATCGCCAACGAACACCATGCGCCCGATACCAGCCCCGTAAGACTGGATAACGTCGGCTCCAGGTTCAAGCATTGCGCCAGCCACAAGCAAGCTGCCATCGCGGCGGATATTCATTGTCCACGAAGGCGAATCTAAATAGGAAACATAATCAATCTCAAATGCAAGTAGATTACCACCTAGCTGCACAGAGAAGCGCTGATGCGCGTTTGCTGCGCCAGCTCGAAGCGGAATCGTCTGCATCAGATCACCCCGTCCAATACGTTATCGACAGCGGCCCGGATGTTGTCGGCTGCCTGCTTTGCGATTGCTTGCCCACGGTTCACGGCACGCGATACCGCCGACTCTGCCGGGTCGCCTTCGCGTAGCTGATCCTGTGACGGCGCGTCGTCTCGCTGGATCCGGTCTAGCGTGATCAGCTCTTGCAACTCTGCGACGAACTCAAGGCCGTTCTCGTTGCGCGGCTCTTTTGTGCGTGACAGTCTCGTGATAACCATGTTCTTCAGCAGGATATCACCCGCGTCAATGTCGAACGGATCGCCTGACTGCATCAGGGTAAGCAGAAACTGGAGCGTAGTACTCGAGCGCGTTTCATCGCTGCCTGCCAGCCAGCCTGCTGACAGACCAGCCACCGTTGCCACGAGCGGATTATCTGTCAGATTGGACAGCAGCCCTGCGGCGAAGTCAGTCGGCTGAACCTTGAGCGGGTTGTTCGATACGGCTCCTGTCAGCGTCCACTTGAACGGCTGCAATATGCGGTGATCGGAGATACGCACGCCAGACTCAACTGGGTATGATGTGACCGTGATGTTCGCCTCGAAAGTGTCTTCCAGCACGGCATCAAACGCATATCCTGCAATGGTCGGAGCCTGCCGCGTGAAGATGTTGATAATGCTCATTGTCAGCGGTCCGTAGTAGTGCGAAGGTCCTCAAGCGTGTCATACGCCTGACGCTCTGTCACGTCGATGATCTTGGTTTCCAGTGCCTGCCCGTCGAGCTGTAGCGTAATGTCGTTCTGGACGCGCACAGGCGCGCGGCTGATAGCGTTTGCGATTGCCTCCGCTGCCTGCTCCTGCTCTTGCGCTCTTGTCTCGCGTGACATCATGGGGATTGCGCTTGATGCGTCGTAGTCCTCGCGAATCAGGATATTTCCGCGCGGCAAGAATCCGCCGGTCGGACTCATGTCGCGGCGCGGGCCAGCGTAGGGCGCGCCGGATGTTCCGCCGCCATCCGATTCGTCGCCCCCAAATATAATGTCTTTGGCAACAAAGAATGGAGTCACAAAAGGGGCATATCTGACACTTTCTGTCGTCGAGAAGAATCCTCGATTTTCTTGCAGAAACTCATTTATCCAGTTTGCCGCCCCTGTAAGCGCCGGAAGGAACTCTTTTGCCAGTTCGTTCTGGATGCCTTCGACAGTCAGGGCCAGCTCGGCTGACGCCTCATTCAGTCGCCTGCTGTTGTCGATGAGGCCGTCAATGTCGCCAGTGATACCCCCGGCGCGCTTAATCGCCGCATCAAACTCGTCAACACCCATAGTCAGCGACTTGAGTGCTGCGTCTGACAAGCCCAGCGCATCGCGTGCAACGGCTCGCTGCTCGATGCTTAGGCGCGGCATTTGGTCTGCCAGCGTGCGCAAGAACTCTTGGGCGTCCGGCGCTGCTTGCAATCGACTGATGTCAATCCCGGCCAGCGCTAAGTCTTGCAGCGGGCCAAGCTCTCCGCGCACGCGCAGATTGTTTAGCGCCTCCTCAATCGACTTGACGGCAGATTCCGCTTCCGACGCATCGCCGCCAAGCGTGCGCAAGGCGTTCCCGTAGTCGTAAACAAATTGGGTAGAGGTCTTGAGGTTGCTGGTGCGTAGTGCAAGCTGGTCAACGCGGTTGGCTGTTGAGATTACGCTAGCAGCAGCAGCGCCGAACGCGCCGACCATCGCGGCAGAGACGGCAAGAACGCCGCCACGCATAGACGACAGCCCGGTCGTAACATTCTGCTGCCCTTGGTCAAACTCCTTGGTATCGAAGCCCAGCCCGATCAGGAACCGCTTGATTGTTTGTGCCATTACCCGGCGCTCCTGGCTTCGTTGTGAGCGTCTACTAGCTCAGTTATGGCCTGATTAAACCGCTCAACGTCTCCGATAGTGACTGATCCGTCTTCAAGCTGCGCCCATGTACACAGCGGCGGGCAGATGCCTTGCACGCCCACGCATGGCCGCATCAGATACCAGTTTACTGCGCTGCGTCGCCCTTGTTTTCCGCCCGAGCGTCTGCGAGGACGCTGGGCAGCCAGTCGAAAAAATCGGACAGGTTCCACCGCAGAAGTTCAGCCAAAAGCTGGTTGTACTGAACCATCTTGCCGTCGAAGTCTTCAATGCCAACCCGCTGCTGAGTGCCGTTAATCATCACCTGATGCATGAGGATATCGGCAATCTCGCGCTTGGTAGCGGTAGGCATCGCCAGGAACATGCTGGTGAGCACCTGAGAGTCAAGCTCGATGCCTGCCGAAGCTGCGGCCATTGCGCGCTCAATAATGGCCTGAGTCAGCAGAGAAAGCACGCGGTCTTGATTTACCGCGCTTGCCCGGCCTGCGTTGTACGATACGTTGCCAACAGTGAACTGCTTGACGTGGCTCATGGATTAACCCCGGCTCGCAGTCCAGCTGTTGAACTCAATAATGAACTGGTCATCGCTGATTGTAGAACCAGCGCGTCCGCGCTGTCCGTCGTTGACGATAACGCCCTCAGCGCCTACAGCGGTTTCCAGTGTGCCGATTTGGGTAAACGACAGCGTGATATTCGCACCAGAGTTAAACAGCCCCTGCATGTACGCAGAGTCGGCTGAGCCTGGATTCAGATACAGAGTGACGGTGCGACCGGGGTTGATACGATCCAGGCGCACAGCCGAGCCGCCCTGGCCGCGACGCAGCTGGCTTTTCGGGTCAATCGGCGCATCGGTGTACGGGGTTGCGGTGTCGCCCCAATCTTGGATGCGGCGACCGTTTACCGTGACGACCGACGATTCAGTGCTAAAGTTCTGGAGTGCCATAGTCAGTTATCCTCAGTAAACGTCAATGTCAACATCAACAATATGGATTGCGCCAGCCCGGAACAGGCGAATACGCAGCGGGGCGGACTTACGAGCATCGCGATCAGCGTCGGACAGATCAAGAATGTCCTCCGGCTTGGTCAGAATCTCATAGCCCACGGTGAACTTCTCCAGGCCATCATCAGGGTCGGTGTAGTTGCGCGGCCCGAGATAGCCGTTCTCGATGAACTGCTGGCATACGCTGCGAGCCGAGCCGATAAGCACCGCTTGTCCTGCCGGAGTCTGCGCCAGCTTGGTCACTTGGCCTGCAACGGTGTTATACAGCTGAGTGGTCAGGAAGTTGATAAACGCATCAAGGTTCACAACGTCATCAATGAACTCGCCAAACGAACTGTGAGTGCGGGTGTTCAGCCAGCGGCCCTGATCGGTGCTGCCCTGATTGTCTACTACGGTGTAGAATGCAACCTTTTTGGTGTCCTGCTGCATCGCCGCATAAGCGGTGGAGGTCAGAGACTCAGCGGCTACGCTTGGCGACTTCTTGAACTCGCCGGTAATAGTCGAGCGGACGGCGCTATAGTTCACGGCGGCGAAGTGCTTAGCCAGCGCGTTGCCTGCGTTACCATCGGTTGCGTGTGCAACGGTGTAGACGTGGCGATAGCCGAGCGTGGTGAGCTGGCTTGCAATGTCGGTCGTCACGCCTGGGTCGCGGATGCCAGTAGCAGACGCGCCGGTCTGCGTGTTGATCATCATGCTGCCGTTGTCTTCGCACCATTCGGCAATCGACAGAACGGACGCCTCAACGGCAAGCACCGGAGCGGTGAAAATAGTCCAGTACCACCAGAAGGCGTCGCGCGCCTTGGCAAGCGTAGCGGCAGGGGATGCGTCCAGTGTTGCAGCGCCGTAGATAACCAGTTGGCGAGTAGCAGGAGTGCCACCGAGCCAGCGCTGTGCAGACTTGTAGGTCTCGGTCGTGGTGGCAAAGTCAGCAGCCACGTCGGTCAGGTCAAAGTAGGTGCGACGGGTATCTGGGTCAAAGCCTACCGGAAGCTCGGTCTGCGGCGCAAACAGCGTGGCGCTAGCGAAATTCGCAGTGCCCAGCCCTGCCGGTGTGATGCGGGTGTTCACCCGAATGATGTTTGTGGCTGGATAGCTCATTACGCTAACTCCGAATGATTTTGATTCTCTTCAATAATACCACGCGCATTACGGAACGTCGAACTCCGCTAGCGCGTCTGCCTTTTCGTTTTCAACTATTACCGAGGCGCTAAGGATGTTATTGATTTCATCCAGCAGCACCGATTCGTACATGATGCGAATGGTGATCTGCGCCCGCTGCTCAAAATTGGCCGATTGCAGCGCTGTCAGGTTGTTCACGGCGTCAGTTCCGTTCCACCCTAGCCCGGCCTTGTACAGCATGATGCTGATGCTCGGCAGCTTGTTTGCCTGCTTCAGGCGCTCGGCATATTGCAGTGCTTCGCCGCGATAGAACTGGACGCTGCACGATGCCATGATTTGCGCGCGAACTTCGGTTTCTACCAAGTCGCCAACCTTGTTGCGCTGGATGACGTTTGCCTGCCCGCGCTCGCTAACGGATTGGCGCGGCGTGATCGTGGCGTATGCGCCTTGCGGTGACGGCACCTGCCCTTCGCTGTACTGATCAGCCAAGATGCACTCAGGCACGCCTGTAGCGGCCAGCACGATAGGCCGCAGCTTTGCGAATATCTCTTCGTTCGTCATGCTGGACCACCCGCCTGAGGATCAATACGGACTACCATCACTTTGCAGTAGTTGCGCCAATAGCGATTGTCACAGCCAACCGTCTTCCACTTCTGGCCCAGAAACTCCCACGTCCCGGTCTGGTCGATCAGCTGCATGTTGCCGTCGTTGATATACACGCGGCGCACGTCGGTGATTCGCTCGCCAGCTTGGCGGATGAAATCAATTTCCCGGTCACTTGCTGGCTGGATGTTGACGACGTAGGGTTCCGGGGTTCCGGGCGCAGGCACGTAGATGCCATCAACATAAGCTCCGCCAGACGCCTTGCGTGTTGCCGGTACGCTTTGGAATACGTCGTCGATATGGCCGAACATGCTTAGGGCGTCGCTCATTTTGATTCCCTTTCGCTACCGAAAACGAATCCGCCTATTGCCCAGACCTTTCCGCATCGGCGATATAAGCGCTTACCAAACACAGTAATCATCGCCATATCATCAATAGACATGTATTTGATTGGTCCGAGTATTCTTGCTGACATTATCGGCCCTCTCTCATCCATGCCAGAAGATTCTTTCCGTCTTCCTCTTCGTCTCGTCCGCTAGCGAATGACCTATTTGACCCGTCAACATCCATTTTCTTTACCGCTTCGAGCTCTTCTTTAGAGAACTGCACAGCAAGCCATTGATCTGACGAATCAATCCATTCATTGCCTATTTTTACTCTCATTCCAAGCCCTCCGACTGGTCAACCTTGCCGACCTTGTAAGTCACGGCGGCCCGCATTGCACCGCTATCAATTAGCGGATTGGCGCTGCCTTTCTTCCGAATCGTACTCTTGGCATTTGGCGGCGTCTTCAAGTCGGTCATGTACTTTTTAACCTCGCCAGCGGCTACAGCGCCAAGCTGCTCGCTGATCTGCTCAAGTGACAGGCCGTCTTCTAGCCCGTCCTGTACTGT